AAAAATAAGGCGTGGCTGGCCACCTTTCTGTCCCTGATCATCGGTTTCGTATACAACATTCTTGATATGTTTGAGATTGCTCCGGCTATCACTCAGAACGCAGTCACACAGGTTGTCGGTCAGGTTCTGACCCTGCTGGGGTTGCTGGGTGTGCTGGTGGATCCTACCACGGAGGGATTCGGGGACAGCAACCGGGCTATGAGCTACGAAGAGCCTTGGAGGGATGAGGATGGCTAAGAAACCTACGCATACCGCAGCCAATGTCTCCGGGGCTCCGGCGGTAAGCAGTTTGGCTGTACAGGGTGGGGGCGGCAATGCCCCCATCAACATGAATGCCAGCCCGTATCAGACGCAGCTGAATCAGGTGCTCACGAATCTGATGGCTGGCTCCCCTGGCTACACCCTGCCGGAGCTTCAGAACATGGCGAGCACCATGTACAACTCCTACTACGGCCAGCTCCAGCTTGCCGCCCAGCAGGCACATGACACCAATGTGCTGGCTCTGCAGCAGCAGGCTGACCGGCTGGGACGCACCTATGATCAGCGGCGGCAGGAATCCGCGAACCAGTACGCTCAGGCTGTTTCCGCTGCCGACAGGCGGGCTCTGAGCCGTGGCATGGGCCGGTCGAGCTACAACCTCCAGACCCTCGCCAACCTCCAGCAGGCGGGCGCTGAGGCCCAGAATCTGCTGTGGCAGCAGCAGGGCGAGGACGAGGCTCACATCGGTCAGCAGATCACGCAGGCCGGACAGCATCTCGCCCAGCAGATCCAGCAGTATCAGCAGGGACAGGCCAGTGACGAACTGAGCTGGGTGCAGCAGCAGCAGATGCAGCAAGCCCAGCAGAACACCGCGAACCAGCAGTGGCTGGCACAGTTCCTCGCCGGACAGGGCCAGAACGCGATCCAGAACCAGCAGTGGGCTATGAACTTTGCCCAGCAGGCGCAGCAGAACGCGATCCAGAACCAGCAGTGGCAGCAGCAGTTTGACGCCAGCAACAGCCAGTGGCAGCAGCAGTTCAATGCGACCCACGGTGGACAGGGTGGCGGTGGATCGTCTGGTGGCGGCAGCCCGAGCAAACCTACAACGACTCCCACGCCTACCACGCCCACGACGCCGAGCCTTGCTGATCTGATCAGCGCCCTCGGAAACACCGGCGCCCTGCCCAGCACGGGAAGCACTCCCGCAAGCACCGGAACAACCGTACATCCTCAGATGGTCAGAGCCCGGAGAAGATATTAACAGGAGGCCTGAAGAATGCCTTTGAATATAACGAACGAAGAGGAAGAGCGCCGCCGGAGAGAGCAGCAGAGTCAGCAGCAGGCCATGCAGAACCAGCAGCAGAACGCACTGGCCCAGCGGATTCAGGAGAACCAGAACCGGACTGCCGCCCCTGTGGTCTCCCAGCCTCAGACCACCCTTCCGCAGAACGCGACCCAGTCGCTTCTGCGGAAGGAGGATCACTCTCAGGATAAGTGGTACAAGGGGAACATGCCGACCAACAGCGAGTTCCAGGCGCAGATCTACCGCATCTCCCAGACTGATCCTGTCCGTGGTGAAGAGCTGTGGAACCAGTACCAGACCTTCCTGACGGATCCGTCCAGCCCGCTTTACAACCCCTACCGCGCCACCACGAATCAAGCCGTGACGGCACTGCGGGAGCTTGGGATGGAAGGCCTCGAAAATGGGGCCTCCGCGGAATGGCTTGACCGGAACAAGTGGCTGCTCGACCACGTGCAGTACAACGCCGCCGGTAACGTGCAGGCGCCGAGCCGCCGGAGCACAAAGGAGCAGAAGCAGGCCTATTACTATCTCCAGCTCATGCAGGATGAGGGCCAGACCGAGCAGGCCGAACGCGAGTGGGCGGCGCTGCAGGAAGAGGTTGGTTACTGGACTCGCCGGGAGGACATGAACCTCAGCGATGATGAGATCCTGAACAAGATCGACTGGTCGAAGTACAAGACCCTCAACGAGATGAATGCCTCGTGGCAGGAAGGCGCTCCACTCTCTCTGAACCGCGTGATCGGCTACGACGATGACGCCCTCACCGGGCTCATCTGGGCGGCACGGAACGGAGCGGATCCGAACGATCCGATGAACTCCGTCCGCGCCGCCCTGGGACAGGGCAGGCAGTGGCAGGCCAGCGAGATCAACGAGAAGCTGACTCCTGGAACGGACAGCTTCAATCCTTTTGTTGTTGCGACCGCCGAAGAACAGGCGGCCTATTTTGGTGTGTCCGAGTTTCCGCGGGACTGGCTGGAGAAGAACCAGGGCTATGGATTTGGAAACGATGAGACCGCCAAGAAGATGTACGGCGCGGTCTATGACGCGGAGATGTTCACCCGGAAGGCTGAGGATGAACTCACCGGGCTGAATGCCTGGATCGAGCGACGACTGCGGACGAACTCTGACCCGGATACCATCATCGATGCACTGCACAAACACATGGACGATTACTGCCCTTCTCTGAAGAAGATGGATGCTGCCCGGATCGGCGGTGATATGCAGCACACCACCCGGGGCATCGACTATCGTCTGGAGGATGTGGAGAACCGGATCCGTGAGGACTGCCTGAGAATTAACGTCACAAAGGCAAAGCGGGCCGTGGCTGACTTCATGACCGGCGGGCTGTTCACCAAGATGGAGATCGCCCGGTGGGTATCCGACACCGTCCGCGCCGTTACAGAAGCGCAGAACAGCGCCATTAACGCCGCGGGCCCGACCATCACCGAGGCGGGCACTCCGGAGGAGCAGCTGGTCTGGGAAACCAACTATAACGCTGATGACGATGAAGAGCAGGCCGCAATTCATGGGCTGGTGAATGGCGGGTCGCTGGACGGGAATGTCGCGTATCAGAACGCACTGGATGCCGCCAACCAGCAGGCTGCGCAGGAATACCTCCCTGCCTACAAAACGATCAGCGGGTACGAACAGAATCAGCGTATCAATCAGGAGGCTGCCTTCAATCTCCGGTTGCTTGACCTGGGGATTCTGCCTGAGGAGTGGAACGACCAGATTGGTCAGTATGGTCAGGGGAATATCGACCTGTATAATCGTCCGGTCTACAAGCAGGCCGATGGATCTGTCAGCACGGTAGAATCGTTCAGCTTTTATGACGAGAAGGAGGGGAAGGAGATTCTCATTCCCCAGATCGTCAACGGGAAAGAAGTCAGCCAAGAGGAAGCCATCGAGCATTACTACCAAAGTGGTGAGTTCCTCGGGAAGTTCGACACGGTCAAGGAAGCGGACGCCTATGCGGAGCAGCTTCATCAGCAGCAGGAGTTGCTGTACCCCAGCGAAAACAAGCCCCGTACCGGCGCCTCCATTGTGCCTGAAGGCGCGATTATCACGAGCGACGGAGCTGGTGCGAGCGACAACGGCCCTTCGCAGGCAATGCGTGACCAGATGCGCATTGCCAGTGGTGAGCTGACCGAGCGTGAGCAGGAGATCCAGAACCACCGGGCCCGGTACGAGGCCGATCTGGAAAACAGCCAGGCTTACATGGATGCCAACCAGAGCGCCTACGAAGCCGCGATGGATAAGAAGGGCGAGATCGATGACGCCTTCGAGACTGCGGATGAGCTCTCCGGCATGACCGGGGCAGCCAAGGACGCGGGTTACAAGATGGAGTCCATGCTCGAGTACTACCACAACGTGGGATCCGTCTATGAGAAAACAGACTGGCAGGCAGAAACCCTGTACGAAGCGGCGCTGCGCAACGGAGAAGACCCGAAGGCAATCAGTGTCGCCGCTCAGTTCGGTAAATACCAGTACCAGACCGAGATCAACCAGCTGAATGGGTTGCTCGACTTCCTCGATGAAAACGGCATCGAGGGCGACAAAGAGTATAATGAAAACATTCGGCGGAGGATCGATTATCTCCAGCGCGAGATTCAGGCCGCGGATTATTTCCTGCTTCAGAACAACCCTGATTTCGATAAAGTGGTCGAGGAATCGAAGAAGGAAATTACGGACGCCTGGGGCAAAGGGCCCAGCCTCGGAGATATTGCCAGCTTTGGTTGGCTGACGGGAAACGACCGGCGCGGAGAATACAGTCAGCTTGACCGGGACGCCACGGATCCCACGCGCTACCTCAACATGACGAATCCGGATAACATGATGTACGGCCTCTCTGACAGAGAGCGGGCCACGTATCTGTATCTCCGGAAAAAGGAAGGCGCAGACGCCGCCAAAAAGTACTACAACTACCTGACCGACAAAACAAACGGCATCGTGAGCGTCAGGATGAGTGAGAACGCAGGCAAGGTCTTTGAGGATCTTGGAAAAGCACACCCCGTTGCGGGCACTCTCCTTACAATTATTGCCTCCCCTCTTGGCATGGCAAGCGCGATTGACGCCCTAGGAGCCACGCTTTCCGGTAAAGAGATCAATCCCTACAGTGCCGCCGCTACCGTTGGCCGGTTCTCCGGCAAAACCCGGGAATCCGTGAAGCAGAAGATCACGGATCAGCTCGGAGCGGGAACCACGCTGAACTTCCTCGCCAATGTGGGGTATGATGCCTTCACCAGCGGCGCGGACAGCCTGATGAACAGCTTTATGTTTGGCGGGCTCGGCTCGACCATCACCAAAGAAGCCAGCACCGCTCTCGGAAAGTTCGGGCTGAAAGCTGTTTCCAGTCTTCTCAGCGCCGCCCCGATGGGTCTCTCTGCGGCAGGCAACGCCATCAGTGACGCCAAGCTTCGCGGCGCGACTGACGCCCAGGCTCTCGCGATGGGCGGCATGACATTCGCCTTCGAGACAATGACAGAGGCCATCACGATGGACAACCTCGCTGAGAGCTTTGAACTCGGTAGCGCGGGTGGGTTCCATCAGTTCATGTCCAACATGATCTCCAAGTATCTGGACGAGCCGATGGGTGAAGCCATCAACGAAATGATGGAAGGCATCGGTGACGATCTGATTATGGGCGAACTGAGCAACCGTAATCAGCGCGTACAGGAACTGATCAATCAGGGCGTCTCTCAGGACGAAGCCCGGGCTCAGGCAAACCAGGAGTTCTGGGAAGGTGTGGGACAGGCCGCGCTGACAGGATTCCTCAGCAGCCAGATGAGCAACGTTGTGGAATATGGCGCCGGTAAACTCGGGCGTGGAAATCAGGCTATCACCGGAAATGAAAACGCCGCCGCCCAGATTCAGCAGAATCAGGAACAGGTCGAAAACCGTGCTAACGTTGCAGAACCCGACACCTCTGATAACAGCATTCAGCAGGCCCAACAGGCTCAGGAGGTAGCTGCCCGTGAGCAGCAGGTGGAAGAGAACGGCAACGTTGCGGAGCCCTCCGAGGACAACAGCATCCAGCAGGCCCAGGAAGCACAGGAAGTCGCGGCTCGTGAAGAACAGGTCGAGCAGAACGGCAATGTGGCCGAGCCCACCGAAGACACCAGCGTGGCCCAGGCGCAACAGGCTCAGGAGGTTGCCGCCAGAGAAGAACAGGTCGAGCAGAACGGCAACGTAGCCGAGCCCACCGAGGACAACAGTGTAGCCCAGGCACAGGAAGCCCAGGAGGTCGCCGCAAGAGAAGAACAAGTCGAGCAGAACGGCAACGTGGCAGAACCGACTGAAGACGCCAGCGTTCAGCAGGCACAAGAAGCTCAGGAGATCGCCGCCCGTGAGGAACAGGTGGAGCAGAACGGCAACGTGGCAGAACCCACTCAGCCTGTAAACAACCCGACTACCATTGCCTCCAAGATCGCGGCTCTTGGGGCTGCCCGGAAATCTGATCAGGGAAGCCAAACTGACACCATCGCCGCTGTCCTTCAGCCTTCCACGAAGACCGACCTGTTCAGCTCCGGTACAGCATCTGCCGCGGCCCAGCGTCTGAACAGCCGGTTCGGGAACAAGGCAATCACCTTTCTCCAGAAAGCTTTGCAGTTCGCCCACAAGAACAACATCGATGCGGAACGGGTTACTGATGTGGTCACCTTCGCCGCACTGTCCGATGCTACGGATGTTTCCGCTGCGCTGGACGCTGTGGCCAACGCGGGCGGCAGAGTCACCTATGCCAACATTGAAACCTTCCTCAACACGGTTGGCCCGAAGATCGAGGACGCCGCCTCTGTTGAGCTGATGCGGAACAAGGTTCACGAGAACATGGTCGCCAAAGAGACCAAGAAGCTGGTGGGCCAGGGCGCTCTGGCTGATGTTACTCCCTACGAGCAGCAGGCCTCTCAGGCCCAGCAGGAAGATCGGGCGGCAACGGAAGCCCTGGAGCAGGCTGAGGCGACTGAGCAGCAGATGGCCGAGAACATGACCGCTGCTGTCGAAGCCTTCAACGAAAACCCGAGCGACCTCGGAGCGAAGGACTCTGCCTCCCGGAGCATCGCCGCACTGGAAGGCCAGAAGAAGGTTACCGAGCAGCTCCGTCAGCGGAAGAAGAACTCCACCCGCAAGGTGAAGGAATCCACGAAGCAGCTTGCCCAGAAGCGGGAGCAGTCCCTCGCGAACGCCCGTACTCAGGCTGAAGCGAATGTGGAGGCTGCCAGACAGCAGGAGATCGCTGCGGATATGGCCGCAGAGCAAGCCACGAGAGAAGCTGCCGCTGCAGCCCAGGCTGAAGCACAGGCTCAGGCGCAGCAGGCTCAGGAAGCACAGCAGGCTCAGGAGAACGCCGAGCAGGCCAAGAAGGACTACGAAAAGGCTACAAAGAAAGCCCCGCCCCGGGTTGCTTTCGGGGATTTCGTTCCCGCAAAGCAGACCAACGGCAGGGAGATCCGGCTTACCGGTGTAGCCTACACAGACGGCCCGACAACTTATTACGTAACCGATCAGGGTAAGATCGTCTCCTCTGATCAGCTGCAGAACAGTCAGGAACTTTTCGACCAGGTATCCGAAAACTGGGGCGATAACGAGTGGGATGCCGTTGAGGGTGGCTTGCGACTCCAGGAGCCCGTCAAGGTCAAGAAAGGCAGGCAGACCAAAGAGATCGTGGCTATCTTTAACGCAGAGCAGGGTGGAGACGAAGCAATCTACGTGCAGTTCTCTGATGGCACAACGGACGATTATATTAAGTGGCAGCCCGCCTCCGAAGCTGACAGGAACAGGTTCGACGACATCTTCCTGGAGAACGAGGAGCGGCTGTACGTATCCAACACGGATGACGCAGAGGGTACTGCGCCGCGAGCTGCCTGGGGTGTGCTCCCGAGTTTAAGAGGCTCAGGCAGAGCAGCCAGCACCACCGTTAAGTCCGGTCAGGACATTATCAGTGATCTCGCCAGGGCTCTTGGCATTAATGCAGATAGTCGCCTGAGGAAATACCTTCGGAGAATGCGCAGGAACTCTCGCGGTTACACCTATGGGAACGGCGTCATCCATGTTCTGGATGCGCAGGATGTCAGGGCTGCTGTGCATGAGATCGGCCACAATCTGGACAACTGGCTTGGGATGCGATCCATGTTCCCGGATCTGAATGCTTTAAGGAACAATTACGAACGGATCTATGGGCCCGACTTCCTCCGGCAGTACTCAGCTGCTGAGGTTCCAGGTGAGCTGATGGCCGAATTCACCAGAACATGGCTGCAGGATCGCGACGCTGCTGTGAATATGGCTGGCGAAGATGTAGTCGGAAAGTTTGAAACGGCACTCCGGGAACACGGTTACCTTGACGCCATGAAGCAGGCAGCGACAGATTTCCACCTTTATGATATGGCCGATGCGGTAGCACGTGAGGAAGCCATGATCAAGATGGACGGCCCGGAAAAGGCCCGCAAATCTATCTCCGAAGTTGCAAAAGATTTTGCCGCGAAGTGGGCCGACGGTACGATCCATTTCCTGGGTATTACAAACGCCGTCAAAGAAGCACAGGGTGGCAGATTCAACTATGCCAACGATACCCGTACCCTCCTTCTGGCCAATCCGAACGTGATTGGAAACTTCACGAACAGCACTTTGTACGGTGAAGGGCTTGTTACTCCTCAGGGTGATAAGATCACCAACGAGAGAACCGGAGAAGCCTATGGCTCTCTTGCAGACATCTTTAAACGGGTTGACAGAAAAGATACCAAAGGCTTTATTGACTACTGGATTGCACTCCACACTCAGGATCGGAACCGGGTCGGCAAAGCTGTGCTTTCCGATGATGTAAACAGCGGTGCGGTTGTTCAACGCTTTGAGCAGGAACACCCCGAGTGGATGAGTGTGATCAACGAGTTTGAGGACTGGTATGGAGCTTTTATGCAGAGCTGGCTGGTAGATACCGGACGCCTCTCTCAGGAAGCCTTCAACACTATGCGCAGAATGTACCCACACTACATCCCGACCTTCCGTGTCAGTGATGGCAGTACGTCGGGAAGCCGCGCCCCAGCGAGATCGGATGCCATACCGGACAGCGGATTGCGTCGTGCGGTGGGTAGTACGGAAAACATCGACAACCCGGTCGCTCATATTGCAGAGTACGTTCAGAGCTACATCTCCAACATGAAGCAGGTTGAGGCTCTCCGGGCGTTTGACAGTCAGATGCGCTACCTGATGGAGAACCATCTGGACACCGCTGCCCTCGCCGAACCGGCACAACCGGATGTTGAGGTTGAGTACCGAGGGAGGGCTAACGCTGAGAACCGAGCTGCTGTGGAAACCGCTTTGAATGGTTTAAGGGCTGTGGGGCATATCTCGGATCACGCTGCGCAAATCGTACTCGACTTTATGGACGAGGTTCCCGACACTGCCTACGTCGTGCAAAACCATGCCACAGGAAATGATGTCATCAACATCCCGATGGCAGACGGATCGATCCACAGCTGGACTGTGTACAATCCGGAGATCGTAAAGGCTCTGATGAGAACCTCCACCCCGAACCAGATCCCGATTATCGCGAGGGCGATTGGCAAGTTGACCCGGTTCCTGTGCTCCAACGCTACGAGCAGGTCTATCCCCTTTGTCACACAGAACTTTATGTCAGATACGGAGACAGCTGCCAATACCGGGCGCGGTAGTGTTCTCGGCAGAACTCTCCCGGTTTATGCGGCAAAACAGGTTGGCACTGCATTCAAACTGCTGCACGACGAGATCGCAGCGACCTCCCTTGGTGAAAAACTAAATCTCCACAAGAGTGAGGACTTCAGGCAGTTTAAACTGTTTGGACAGCTCGGTCACCGCTACACCTTCAAGAGTACGGATGCCCGAAAGGATCTGACCAATAACCTCTTCGGTGGGAAACGTAGTGCGAAGGAAATCGCCGGTACGATTGCAAAGGCGCCAATCACTGCCATCGAACAGCTCTCCGAGTTTTTTGAAGATGTTACCCGATACAACGAGTTCCTGCATTCCGGTGACGACAGATCCACCTATGAAGGAAGACTCCGCGCAGGGCAGAACTCCCGGGAGGCCACCACGGACTTCTCCAAACAGGGTACGGCCCAGGCTGATCTTACTTTCGTCAACCACATCATTCCCTTCTTTAACTCTTCCATCCAGGGTGTTTACAAAACCGCACGTATGTTCTCCAGCGAGAACGCTGGCAACAGGGTAAAGACACTCGCCCGTATCGGAATCAACTCCGTATTCACGAGCGCATTACTTGCCGCCCTGCGTAACATCGGCTGGGACGACGAAGAAAAAGAAGCCTATGAGCAGCTGTCCGACTATGAGAAATCCCGGTATTGGGATATCAAGCTCCCAAGCGGAAAATTCTTCCGGATCAAACGCTCTCAGGATGGTGTTATTCAGATCGCCGATGCGATTGGCGACTTCATCGGAAACGTGGCCACCGGCTATGAAGGCGATGAGCTTGGCTCTCTGTTCGGACTCGCCAAGGAAGTGGCCAATAACATCATGCTCGATGTTGGTACAGGTTTTGCCCCATTCATCGACGCATCCAACAATAAGACCTGGTATGGCGGGCAGATCGAGGACGCCAGAATGCAGAAACTGAGCACAGGTGCGCGGTACGATGACGACATGCGAACCTCCACCCGACTTCTGAGCTACATGTTCAACATGTTCGGTGCGGACTATTCCCCGCTGGATATCGAGTATATCGAGAACCAGTACCTCGGCAGTATGGGAAGCCTTGGCAGCGGAATATTTGATGTTCTGACCGGGGATGAAGCCTCTGGCGAAAAGCTGTTTGAGGTATTCACCGATCACTTGAATAAAAAATTCCTTGTGGATCCCGTATACTCCAACGGCCTGTCGGGTACGTTCTACGATGGCCGGAAATGGCTTAACGAGGCTATCGAAGAAGGTAAAGCGGGCAAGTCTCCGGAGCACTTCCGATATGGAATGTCTCAGGACGAAATCAACGCTGCCTATGAAGAGGCCTCCGTCCTCGTCTCTAACGACGGTGCGGTCGGCAAAGCTTATACAGAGGTGGCCAAGCTGTGGAAAGAACACAGCAGGATCCTCGCCGATCCGAACCTCACACCAGCCGAACAGGAATCTCAGGCGCGTGAAGTCCGGGCAAACATCAACAAGGAATACATCAAAGCCAACGCAGTGATAGCTGACTTCAGGAACAGGTACGGCTATTCCAACGGCCTTGAGCAGAACGTACTGAACGCTCTGAACCTCTTCACAAACCAGAAGGGCGATGGTGTTCTCTCCGTGCAGGAGGCTGAAAAGAAGGACACTGCCTGGGCTGATAAGACAGCTAAAGCGGCATCCAAGTACGTTGACAAAACGTACACCGGTTGGGCTAACGAGTACCAGAAGAGCACCGGAAAAGACCTTGGCCCAAAACCGAATATGACCCCATCGTTTAACGAGGTATCTTATGAGGTTGAGGAAAAGGACTGGGATGAGTACATCAACATCTATATGGATGCGTACAACACCTACATGAACAATAAGTCGATAGACTGGAAGTCCCTGAACGAGAAGGAGCAGAAGAAGCTTCTGGAAGGAGCGAAAAACGCAGGCAACAACGCTGCCAGAAAGTGGTTCCAGAAGAGGTACAACATCCCGACAAAATAAGATCAAGGGGCTCCCCTACCTGGGGAGCTCCTCTTTTTGTGTACGCAACCGTGTACGCAACGACAAGGTGTTTTGGGGTTTGACCGGGTACGACCGGATGAAATGAAAAAACCCTTGATCCGTTGTAGATCAAGGGTTTAAGCGGAGAAGCCGGGATTTGAACCCGGGCTGCCATCACTGACACTACTCCCTTAGCAGGGAATCTTTTTCTGTTGAAAACAAAGGTGTTGAGCGGTGTTTGTACGCAAAATGTACGCAACAGCGGGGGTTTATTCTCCCGCTGTTTTGTTGTATCTGATCGCATTTGCAGCCGACCTTGCATCCTCAACATCCGGGTGTGCGTAGTTGTTCAGCATCTTTGCAGTACTCCATCTCATCATCTTTTTGATCGCCTGAACCGGGATGTTTTTCTTCACTGCCAGTATGGTTGCTGTGGTGTGGCGGCAGGAGTACGGAGTGAGCTTCCTGACTCCGGCAACCTCCAAGGCCTTGTAGTATACCTCGTAGAATTTCTTCTCGTTCTTGTAAAAGACTGGGTCTGTGTCTGCAAGCCTGTCTACCCTATCCTTTAGGATGCAGTATGCTTCTTCGGACAGTACCACTGGAGTGGCTCTCCGGATCTCCGTCTTCAGACCCATTCCGGAGATCGTTCCAGTTTCAAAGTCAATGTTCCCCTTCACCAGCAGCTGCAGCTCTCCGGGCATCATTCCAGTGTAGATCATCGTGAGGGGCATAGCCGCATCGGTATTCCCTTCTCCGTAAGACTCCCAGATTTTCTTCTGCTCATCCTCCGTGAATGGTTCTCTTGGAATGGCATTCAGCGGAGGAAGCTCGATCAGATCCGGCAGATCCCGGGAGGCAAACCGCTCGCCAGCTGCATACTCGAACAGCCGCTGCAGGACTGCCTTCATATACTTCGCCGGATAGTATGACAGATTTAAAGAGTCAATTAAGTCCTGCATATCCTTGGTGTAGATGGTGTCTACCTTCCTGCCATGCAGAGGAGTGAGCCGCTCCCAAGCCTTCTTGTATGCGGAGATTTTATCCTTGGACAGCTCCGGAAGCCGTTTCTCTTTATAGATGTTCCAGTAGACCTTCAGCTCTGGTGCTTCCTTTGGCGCCGATGCTTTGTTACGCATCAACAGACAGTACTCCTCTGCCTCCCGCCGGGTGGCGAAGCCGCCCTTCGTTTTCCGGAACTGCTTCACCCGTCCGTCCTGGAGTACCTCGGAGGCTTCTGTCGTCCATTCTGCCTGATATGTTTTGCCACGCTTGCGAACCGAGCCCGCCTGATTTGGCCTCTTGGCTCGCTTCCGTGGCTGGACAATCTGCTTCTTCCCGCAGTAGCAGCAGTAGCTGGACTGCTCCGGGATCTCCCTGCTGCACTTCACGCAGATCATCTATGATTCGCCTCCTGTTTAAGAAGGAAAGAAAAATATGAGAGGGTCTGTGACATGATCTTCTCTACCAGCTCTGGCGTCTTATTCAGAATGTAGTCATTGCTGTAGATCGTCACGTTTGCATCCTCGTCCGCTACTGTCTGGAACCCGGCACTGAAAAGTAGAGCATCAAACAAATCACCCTGCAGGGCCTGCCTATACAGCTCG